CCTTCTACACGCCAATTAGAGTTGTGAGGTTGTTTCCACACAGAAGCACCACGAGGAACACAGGTAGGTTCAGGTAAGGGGTCTTCCATACAGGGAGAACCAAAAGAGACAGAGCGCATTCCCAAGCGTTCAGCGGTAGATGTCTCTAACTTTTTTTTCAGTTCTGCGTTCTCCATCTCTAAAGATGTGATACGATTGAGTAGTTTCTGGACTTCATAAAAAGCAATAGCACCTTCCATATTACAATAACCGAGTATTTATTGTAATAAACAGAGAAAAAAACACCTTAATCTTCACTAACGGCAACCGAAAGTAATTTTAGGTGGTAGAGAAATAGACACATTAGGGTTGGGGCATAAAGCAGGAAGCACCCTTTTTGCTAAATCTACGACAGGTTTGATAGGAGGACGAGGAAGTTTGATAGGCATTCTTTTCTATAGTAGTTGGAGATAATATTTTCGGCAAGGTGGACTAAAGGTGGAGAGGTGGGGTGAGGTGGGGCAAAAACGCCTACTTTTCTATTTGTGGGACAAAGCGCCCTGATATGTGGAAAGAGGTCCAAAATGCCTCACCTTGCCTCACCTCCCCACCTTTGCCTCACCTCCACATTAAATTATAATTATTGAACTATAATTTAAAAAGTTTATACCGCCTGTTCGGTTTGAACGAACGACCTCGGGATTATGAGTCCCGCGCGCTTCCTCTGCGCCAAGGCGGTTTCAGTAATGAAACTTTACAACAAGAATTATTAGGGGTATGGATTTTTACATACCAAGATGTTTCGCCATCTTTCCGCCAGAGAGACCACCACCGCTCATACCACCGCCAGAGAGACCACCGCCCGACTGACCCATACCAACTGCCTCCATCAAAGGTCTCGCCATCATATTCACCTTGTCTTCAACCGAACCACCGACGATACGGGCAAGACCAGATTTAGCATACTGGGGGCGAGAACTGACCGCAAGCACATCAGCACGAGACAGAATTGCGGTATAAGTTTGTGAAGTCCCCCTTTCTATCGCCAGAACGCCTGATGAAGCGGTAATCAACACCAATTCATATTCGTTCGCACCAATATTGAGACCCGTGTGGTTCTCCAATTCAACCCTGAACTGAAGTTGGAAAGCACCGATAGAACCAGGAGCGTAGACATCATCAAGTTCAATATGGCGACCAAACTCAAGGGCAAGGACAGAACCAACAAGGGGAAGCACCTGCGGGAGAGCAGTAGCGGAAGAAGCGCCTGCCTGTTGAGATTTGTAGGCACGACCGCTAAACTCACTCCAAGTTTGATTTGAACCAGATTCAACAGACATACGCCACAAGTCCCACTGGGTCGCACCAGATAGAAGACCTGCCTTGTTGTTGAAGTTGATGTAAATCTTCTTGATAGGCAAGAAGGAGTCAGCGTCGGCGGGGGTCTGGGAAGCAAGAATCTTACGAGCGACGATAATCAGTTTATCAGGAACAGAGTTCAACTGAATACTGGCGAAGTTCTGCTCTACGGAAGCACCGCTGGCGAGTGCCTGTGAAACATTCGTCAAATAGCGGGGATACTCCATAAAGGGAACAACATTACGAGCAGAGACCAAGTTGGAAGGTTGGCGAGTAAGGAAGAGCATAAGCAACTGGGAAGAAGCAACATTAGAAATGTAAGGTTGAGTGCCGATAGAGAACCACGGGTTCGCAATAGTAGCAGTAGCAGTTCCAGTAGGTCCGTTGGCGAGACGCACAGCACGATTAGCAGACCCCAAGTTGAAGACAAAGTTAAGGGTCTGGACGCCATAAAGTCCCTGATTGTTGGTTTCAGGGTCGGTCCAAATAAAAGGAGACATCATAAGAGGTTCACGGGTTCTGTAGTTGATGACGATAGTGCGCTCGGCAGTATCAGCGCCGTCTGCTTTGGGGGTATTACCAGCGATAGAGGTAATCACAAATCCACCTCTGGGTTGGAAGTCCTGGTCCAAAGCGCAATCATTCCAAGCAGAGTTGGGGTTGTTGTTTGCGCCCAGAGCGTCGGTGTAAGACCAGTAAGAGTCATACTGGGTAGGAGTGGCGTTGTTGTAGCGGGCAACTTCACGGCGGTCGCCAAAGCGGAGCAACTGGAACATAATATCACGCTGGTTCTGGGATACTGTGTTGTTGTTGATGGTCGCCTGAATGGTGGAACAGCAGGAGTGGAAAGGGAAAGGACCAAGAGCAGAAGCATATCCTAAATTGACGATAGTTTGACCGACAGGCATACTGGCGGTAGGAGATGCCTTAAAGGTGATAGACATATCTGTCTCCACCATCACACGACGAGAGAATACTGTGCTTTCACTCGGCAACTGAATATTAAAAGTAATAGAAGAGGTGGATTTGGAAATCGCCTCATACTGGGAGGGGGTAATGTTCTGCGCTCCCTTAAAGACAGCATATCGCACCTTGTCGGTCGTCAACAGCAGGTCGTCTTGGACGCAAATCTTCTCAAAATCAGCACTCGCCATTTTATCTTTGTTTATAATTATAGCAAAGATAAAAAAAATGTGAGATATGCTTATTTCTCCCTAAAAGTATCCTTGGTCTTTCTTACGGAACATAATTTTCAGGGAGCAAGAGCAACCATTCTGTAGATAGAAATCGTGGGTAATTCCGTAAACATCTTTCCAAGCGACGCTAATTTGTATTCCGTAAAGTGGGGAATTGGATTGGAGGTCAATCAGGCGATATTCGGCGGTAGGCAGGTAGAGAACATTCGGGAAGTATTCTGTTCCATTCACTAAATTAACCACTAAATCTGTGATTTCGTTGCTTAAATTATCATTCTGTCCTATACTTCCATTATTATTGCTTAATACTCTGGGAATACTAACCAGTTGAGGCAACACAGGAAGGAGGGTTGTGGTGAAGACGAGGGACTGAATGGGGCAGAGTGTAGCACCCGTGCTGTAGGGTTGTTCCATAAAGAAGGCATTATAGGGTGGTCCTGAACCTACTATATTTCCGCTTATGTCTACATTTGCGGGGACATAATTGTTGAGCGACCCACCTTTTTTGTTAAATACCTTAATTAGGTAGTTTGCCTCGCCATCATTCACACTCAAAGGGTTCGCTTGATATGTGTAATTATGAACCGCCTGAAAGGAAGAGAAGAGGGTGAAGAGAGGATTGTTAAAGTAGACAAATCCAACAGCACTACCAACATTCAAGCATTCTTGGGTGAATAGGTCTGCTTGTGCGACTAAAGTTGCCTTTGCGGATTGAGCGTCCCACAGGAGATAGGGTTCTTTTCCAACCGCCCAAGTAGCAGGCAGGGTAATAGAACCTGCGGTTGCCTGTGCGATAATATCAGCATAAGCATCTTTGAGCGCTTCATTAATCATACAGATAAACGCCTGAATATTGTTTATCCAGTAGTAAGGAAGAGTTGCTTCGTCTAAACTAACAGGGACAGCAGAGGGCGTAGGGATAGTATTGGATTGGGGAACATAAATGACCCTCTTCTTTGAAATCAACCTATCACCAGGAGCGGTTGGAGGGTTATACTCCACACTCACATAATATACAGTATTGTTCCAAGGACTCGCACCAGTAGTATTTTGGAGTTCAATCTGGGGAATGAATAAGGGCATAGCACCTGCGGTGTCTAAAGAGAACCGAATGATACTCAAAAAGTAATCGCTGGGGTTGTCTAAAATAGGACTGCTTCTCACTTCAGTAAAGGTCAGGCGGTTCTCTTGTGATGATTGTGCTGTGGTGAGAGAGGGTTGAATAGTATTCACCACATCTAAATCATAATATATCTGCGAAGGTTGCGTCATATTGCTTCTATATCATACCCTTATATAAAATTATCGTGAATAATGCCTAAATATCTTTGTAATAATCCTTTTGCGACCCGTGTCCTTGTAATAATCCAAATAGGGTAGTAATAATCAAGAAATAATACACTATTCCAGTAAAAATAATATTATTTTTCCCAATAATAGTGTAAATTGGTTAGATTTTTACAGATTTGGTAGATTATTAGGGGTAATAATCCAAGTAGGGTAGGTAATAATCCAGAAAAGGTGGGGGTAGGAGGTGGGGAGGTGGGGTAAGGTGGGGTGTTTTGGGGGTTATTGCTATATACCAGATTGGCGCACCTGGTATGTAGAAAGATATGTTGATTTGCCTCACCTTGCCTCACCTCTCCACCTCACCTAAAGGTTTTAAGCAGAGGTGATATTCACATCAGGGAGGGAATTGGCGTAGACCGCATATTGAACTGTTCCCGCATAAGCAACATCAAGAGAGACACAAGTGAAACCTGTGCCTGGAGTGATAGTGATTGTGAAGAGACCATCAAGACCCAAATCAGGATTGGTTCGGGCGGTCTGGGTGCGGATTTGGGTAAGCACAACATCAGTAGCGGTGATAGAAGGGCAGGGAACAGTAGCGGTCTGGGTGGCGACGAAGGTGAGAAGACCCTGCTGTTTGATTGCTGAACCAGCGACGCTGTATGAAGAAGAAGACGCAAGAGACATTTTGAACTTGTTTATAATTATACTGGAGATAATATTTTTGCTAAAATACTTCTTAACTATAAAAACTGAATGTTTCCATAAGTATTTACAACCCTATAGGTATTCGCCACTAAATCTACGACTGCCTGAATTGATGAATATGTTGAACCAAATATAACCTTTGTAGATACTGCTGTTCCTTGCGTCCCCACATAATAACTAATGCCCGAAGGTATATATAAAACTCCTACATAAGAGGTATTTGCTACTACCGAATGTCCTGTATAATTAGTATCACCAAAAATCATAACAATACTCGGTAGTAGGGACTGATTTAAATTGAACTGGTCTTGTGCGTTTGCGATAGAACTCCAAGACCCAGCGGTAGTTGCTGAAGATATGAATTGCTGAATAGCAGGACTGCCGTTGCTTGGAGCAATATAATAAGCAACAAAAGTGCTTGATGCTGTATCATCAATCCAAATGAGACGAGAAGCACTCCCATCTACAGGTGGATTAATAAATGGGACGGGGGACTGGTCTGGTTCATTACTACCACCTCTCGCATACAATATCTTTACTGGAATATCGCAAGTCGTTCCAGAAGCACCCCTATATTGAAGTGGTGGAATGGTTGATGTTGGTGCTAAAAATGGATTTCCTGTTGGTTCATCTAATAGTTTCCACCAGCAATTTACATCAGGAGCATCAGTATAACCAATCAACAACCAATATTGACCCGCACTTGCTTTAAATACAATACCAATACCAATACCTCTACCATTAGGGTTAAGTATCTGTCCTGATGTTCCAAGTGGTATAGCAGTTGAGGCGGGTGCTACTTTCCAACCGAAAGATGTAATTCCGTTATACTGGACGAAAGGCACACCTCCAATCGTCCAAGAGTAATCAACTTTATTCATAGAGACGAGAAGGGCATTTGTGTTTGTATTATACACCAAAGAAGTAATATAGTATGTTGGAAATGTGTTTACTACTGCGGGTGCTGGGTCTGTAATTCCATCTCCCGCTTGGTCTCCTACAATTGAAAAAGTATCTGTGGTTTCATTATAAAAAGCAATATAAGGACACGCTAAACCTCCACCTAAAGTTTGCGTAAAACTTCCTCCCAATACAAGTGTTTTTGGGTTTGAAAGATAGTTGCCTAAACTCTTATCATCTGTCGGGCAGACACATACAGAACAAATCTCACCATTTCCACCAGTTCCACTATAGACCAATCCACCAGTTCCTAACTTTGAAAATACGCCCGTTGTTTTATTATACTTTACAATATTTCCGCAATTGGTAAGATTAGCGATAGGTGTAGCACCCGAAGCAGTATTGAACCCATCAAAATACCCATAAAAATAAACATAATCCGCTGTTGCTACTATTCCACTAATATACGCAGGTAAAGTATTACCTGATGCTGGAACATTACTAAATGACGCCCATACGAGAGAAGTGCTTGTAGCAGATAAAGGTAATTGTCCCTTTAGTAAATAGCAATTACTACTATTTTCAACAAACCACGCAGTTTGGTTTATTGCTCCTATACCTGTTCCAATATACGAAGCACCGATAAAAGGAATTGATTGAAACTGAAAATTATTAGCAGAACTCGCTGGAACTTCATAATTCATCATAGTAAATTGCTCGTTGTCTGTAAATGTAGCGATAGTATTTGGTGCGGGTAGTTCAATTTCTACACCAGCGGTAGTGAATGGTGGTGATGCTGGAACAGTTAGACGAAAGAAGTTTGTTTGTGCGGAAGGTGCGCCACCTTGTTTCCAAGCGAGACCTGTTGCTGTTGAACTATCTGCCGTTAGGACATATCCGTTTGTAGCGGGTGCGGGAACTAATGCGCCTGTTTTTGCTGTTCCATTTCCCGCTGGAATCTCTCCTTTTACTGCTGTGAAATTAATGCTGATTGTGTTTGTGCCTACACCTGCGTCGTCTACGAGTGGGGCAGTTGCGTCTATAATACCAGTTGCTCCTGTAGGCGGAGACCACTTTAATCCTGTTGCGGTTGTGCTGTCGCTTGTAAGAACATATTTGTCTTGTGCTGGTGCTGGAACTAATGCGCCTGTTTTTAATGTCCCGTTTCCTGCTGGGAGTTCTCCCTTGACTGCTGTAAAATTGATTGCGAGGAGATTTGTCCCTGCGACTGGTTCGCTGTCGTCTAAAGGTGCGTTTGTTTGAATAATACCAGAACCACCTATC